GGCGTGGAATTTCGTGGCGCCGGCGTGGGACGGCAACGGAGATTTAGGCAACTGGGCAGCCGCCTACGAAGACTCAGTAAACCAAGGACAACAACCTCCACCCGAGGGCCCTTCGGGGCCTAAGGGCGGGGACTATACGCAACACCAACACCAACACAAGGGGAGAAAATGCCCATCAAATCGCAGCGCCCGGATGGCCTAGGCCACTGGCCAGCGGGAAAGCGGCGCAATCGCGACAAGGCAAGGGAGACTGGAGCCGAATCCGGCTGCAGCTGGCACGGCTACTGGACGACCACCCGCGTCGCGGTCAGATCTCCGGCAGAGCACTGGCGGTCGACTTAGACGTCAGCCCTCGCACGGTGTGCCGGTGGATCCGTGGGATCGACCGCCCCACCGAAGCAATGCAGTCCGCGATCCAGCAATGGGTGGCGGAATGGCGTGACTGCATTGAGGCTGAAAAATGAAGGATGAACATGTTCACACTATCGCAGGAATGCTAGTTGCGATCCTGATCACCCAATGGGTTGCCATCGCGGTCCAAATCCTCACCCGCTAGTCTCGACTAGTCGATCGATCTCATCCCGCAGCTGCTTTTCCCGGGCGGGAAGTTGGGCAATCTGCTCCTCCAGCTGTCTCTTCCGCTCCGGCAGCTGGGCAATTTCAAGTTGCAACTGCGCGGACCGGTGTTTGGTTCTGGCCTGCTGTTCCGCTACGGTCAATTCTTCGATTGTAGTCATACTGATATCTCCTTCGAGGCCCCAGTATCGTCGCGGGCACACCGACGATCGGTGCGCCACCTTGTTGGCTAGATTGAGCAGCCACCCGCGGTCGCGGTCTTCCATTATGGCACAGTGGCAGTCACGGCACCGGTTATGTTTCGCATCGAATTGTCCACATGCCGAGCAGATCGCCGCACGTCGATGGATTGTCTCTTCGGCCGCGAGCCGGCCACCGTGGCGCAGCATCGTGGTTGCCAACACGGTGCCAAACTGTCCCGCCCGATTAACGTATCCCCACATCGATCTGGTACCGGTCGGCAGCTGATTCGACTTGTTCGACTAGGCTTTCTCGGTGGAGCCATTCGCCGTACTGTCCACACTCAAACAGATGCGTTCCACCATGCCGGATCGATGATTCGAGGTCGGCCCAAATTTCTCCCCCGAGATCCCGCCACCGGCGGCAAAACGACGCGTCCTCCTCCATATAGTTTTGATCATCCGCCAGGCGGTCAAACCACATATTGGTCGGGTATCCATTGTAGCTGAGCTGTTGCGGATATGCTTTCAGCATCCGCTCCCCTACCTCACGCCGCAACAGGCAACAATTGAGGCCACAGTCCAGCAACTCTATAAAGCCACCACACACACGTGGCTGCGGCGGTAGGTTGCCAGTCCATCGCGGCGGTAGGCGCTTGGTTGGGTTGGGCGCCAACGCGAAGTCCCTTCCGCTATCGAGCAGCCGTATAATCTGTTCAGGGCGGAAGTCTTGATCGGCGTCGAGTGAGAGGTAGAATTCGGCGTCGGTCTCGGTCAGCCAATGCGTCATCGGGATCGCGCGAGCGGCTGATAGAATCGAGCAGTTCGGCACGTCGCGCAGGATTGGAACGATACCTCGGGCCAACAGTGGGTCGCGTAAGTCCCATAGGCTGCGGGTTAGGCAGCTGTAGGTCATGCCGCCGAACGCTGGAAGGCCGATCACAATTGAGGTTTGATTGTTCATCATTTGTTAGTCGCCTTTCGCTCCGCGAAAGTAGCGCTACTTTCGCGGAGCGAAAGGCGACATGCCTTAACCAGGACCATTGTAGCGGAGTACCAATGAACTTGTGCAGTTATCGGTTTGATCTTGCTTCCAGTTTATACGGGCATCGCACCAATTGTACCTCGCGAAGCCGCCCGGATGGGAGCATCGCCCAGATGGATAGAGGCCCGCCACGAGGTCGTCCCAGTCGTCACGGTGGTCGATCGACATATACCTGAAATCCCACACGGTCAGATCCATCAGCATGCCGTTGAACTGATCGCTCACGAGCGACGAATTACCGATCCGAGTCCACGGGTCCGTATTAGGTGGACGAATGTGATATCCTGTACATGCGTCAATCGTTTGTTTCTGGTACTCATCACCAATAGCTAAATACATTTCGGGATCAGAATTATCCGGGTCGTTTTCGTTCGTCAGATCGTACCCCACGGAAAAATTTATGCATGTCGGTAGGCTAACCGGCTCGACTGTCGCTTCGAAAATCATATACCCACATGCGCCAGGCGCAACCGTCCCAACACCATCACGCAGCGTAATCTCTGCACGCACTTTCCATCCTGGATTACACAGCCCCTGCTGCGTCGTTTGGCCCGCGCGCTGATAAGTCGACACCTTAATGCTGATCTCTGGCACATCGGCGCCGTTCCACATCGTGAACACCGTGCCTTGGATATGCTCCGTGAGGCACGTACAGGTTGCGGCATCCAGATAAGTCGCAATGACGCCCGTCACGCTCCAGGCCGACGGGTTGAAGCCGATAACGTGCTGGTTTATGTCGAAATACTCATCGACCGGTCGGTGGAATTCCCACGGGACACACACTGTGCAGTCGGGCAGCGGACACGTCACACAACAACAGGCCGGCGCCATCGCGACCTTGTTGGCCGACGTGAACATCACCTTCGTGCCCCAAAACTGCACCGGCATCGTCATGGCCCCGTGAGGCATTTGTCACCGACATGCCATGGAATCCAGGCCGATTCGGCTTCCAGATCCACGACCTTGAATCCTGTCGTCTTATATTCGAACTGTGGCGGATTGGTGGCCTCATTCACCCGGATGGATGTGATGGGTGCGACTCGCTCCAGGTTTTTCCATGTCCAGATCCCATTGCTGTCGTGGCCTAGCGATTGGTCGGACGATACATATCCAACGATATCACCGTCCGCATCAATGTAGTGGCGGATCTGCTGCGCATTACCGGATCCGGTAATGTACCAATCAATCTTGAGATCAGCTGTGCTGGCGTAGGAATTGTCACGGTCGGTTGAGTTAAACAATCCGTCCAGATACTGGCAGTCCGTCATAGAGGAATTCATTAACACCAAGCAGGTATCGGGTGTCCCGCCGCCACCGGTAGGTTCCTGCACCCATTCCCAGATAAGCCCGGTGTGGGTCAGGTACTTGCGACCGCTCAGCAAAAACCCACCGATAGCGTCGGCGTCGATAAACATCGTGGCCTGGCCAGCTGGTGTCTCGTCCCAGTCGATCGGCAAGTCCTCCGAGTCGATGTAGACGTCCTCCCCCACAATCTTTTGTTTCCAGGTCCCGCCCGGTTCTGACTCGGCGTTGATGGTAAATCGGGAATCCGTGTTGATCATGGCCGGTTCGTTTACCCATTCGAACTGACCATTTTGGTGTACGAGATATCGCGGCGAACTGCCGGCAAAGCCCGTGATGAGGGATGCATCAATAAACAATGTGGCGGCACCCGAGGGTGTTTCGTCCCAGCGAATCGCCAAATCCTCAACCGCGACATAGACTGCCTCATTCTGGACCTTGGTATCCCACCGACCTGGGAACCCGTCCGCCGCCGTAATAGCGAATCGGTAATCCGTGTCGGTCCCGCCAGCCGGTTCGTCGACCCACTGCCAAATGGTGCCGCTGTGGGTAAGGTATCGGCGTCCGCCGCCGGCGAATCCAACGATGGCGGACGCGTCCACAAACAGCGTCGCCTTGTCGGCTGGTGACTCATCCCAATTGATGTTCAGATCAACCGATGCAAGTGTTTTGTATCCATTAACCTTCGTGTCCCAACGGCCTGGGGCAGCATCAGCCGAGTTGATTTCGAAGCGATAATCCGTGTCGGTCCCGCCACCGCCGGTCGGTTCCTGGGCCCAGGTCCATTGACCGCCATAGTGTGTGAGATATTTGCGACCCGACACCGTCGCCCAGTTGGCGATCGCGCTGGCGTCGACAAAGTTGTCGACCAGCGGACCGGTCGACTTGCGCCAATTGATCACCAGATCCTCGGTCCCATTTTTAACACCTAGGTTGTCCAACTTGGATTCCAGCAGGCCGCACGAGTCGCCCGAGTCGAGTTTAACCAGGCAGGGATCGTACCAGCCCCACGCGCCCGTCACGCCGTGGCCGAGGACTTGAATTACTGCAGTGGAATGTGTGTCGCCTGCCGTCTGGGCACTAGCATCAAGAAATAGAGTCGCCTTTCCGATGGGTGTTTCGTCCCAATCTATTTGCAGATCCTCGGTGGATAGGTAGACGTCCTCCCCCACTATCTTGGTAGTCCATGTCCCGCCCGGGTCCGACTCGGCGTTGATGGTGAATCGATAATCCGTGTCAGCCCCGCTCGATTTGGCAAACCAGGTGAATTGATCGAGAGTGTCATGTCCTAGGATCTGATCCGTTCCGGTCGACCATCCCGTTGTCTCATCCGACGGTCTGGCGAATAGCTTGAGGGTGTTGCCCGCGCTATCGATCCGCAGCGGGAAGTCGCTCGCGGCCGCGTAGGTTCCGGTGTCGGTGAACTGGCTCTCTAGGTAGGCGAGCGCGTCGGTCGAGCTAACCTTCGTCTTCCCGGGATCGTACCAACCCCACGCACCAGTGATACCATGGCCTAGCACCTGGATGTCTGAGATGGTCCAGCTATCGCCGCCCGTCTGAGCCGATGCGTCGATGAAGTATTCGACTTTTTGCGATGCGGTCGCGGCGTTAGTAAGGTGCCATGGAATCACAAGGTCATCAGTCGCGACGTACGTCCCGCCGCTGTTGTCCAGTTTGGTGTCGAGGTAACCCCCTAGGTCACCCGCCATGTCGGCTGAGTTGATGGCGACACGATAGTCAGTGTTGGTAACGCTCGTTTTCGCAAACCACTTGAAAAACCCACTGACGTCGTGTCCTAACAGCTGATCCGACCCGGCCGCATAGGGGCCATTGACCATGTCGGCGGGAGCGAGGTAGATGTCAAAGTCACCCGCGACCGATACCTGGTCGACTCGCGCGATGTAGTCTCCCGATCCGCTATAGGTACCGGTCAAGCCCCACTTGTACCAGCTCCATTGTGCGTCGGCGTCTCGATGTCCCCACATCTGGATGTCGTTACCGGAGTAGTAGTTTGAATCCGTCGCGTCAATGAATCCTCGCAGTTGTTTGCACGTTGCCGCGACCGTGTCCCACTGAAAATTGATGAAGAAATCACGGTCGCTATTCGATTCTGTGGGGGTCTCCTCAGGCGAGATGGTGGCCCACTGTGGTTCATCACCCTGGGCTCCGTTGTGGATCAAGAGCTCAGTCGCGCCAGGTGTGTAACATGCGACCGCATCGGTCGACCAATACACTCTGATATGTTCGTCAGTATGGGTCGGGGGCGTGCCGGTATACTTGGTGTCGGTCGACATCTGGACATCGGTCGCGGAATTGAAATCCTCCGTTGCGCTGTGGCTATCGAATTGGTCTTCAAGATATTGACCGATTGACGGCGTGCCGGTCGGTTCGTCCGCGCTAATCTTGACATATTTATCGGTACTGCTGGCCGCCGCCGCATCGATGATCCAATACTGTCGATCCTCCTCCATCACGACAACGTACGTACCCTCGGCGTAATAATTCCCCGCAATCGACTTGGCCCATTCGAGAGGCGCGAGCGAACGATCGCCATAGGTTGGGCTCGGGCTCCCTTCCGTGCGGGCGTACTCACCGTCTTGAAAAATGATGCCGAACGTATCGGCCGGATCTGACGGATATGACGACACGGCGGCCGTCTTGGCGATCCACAGCTGACGCTGCATGTCGAGCGCGGCATCGCGACGCCCGAGCTGGTCCACGACTTTGCGGAGCTGTTCGTTTTCGTGCTCCAGCGCCTGTAGTCGCCGCTCGATCGACAGTGGGATGGTTCCGCCCGTCATAGCTTCAGCGGGTCCAGTTGGGCAAAGGCAGTTGTGATCGACATCGTGGCGTTGCGTGGCTGTTCCGACCCCGACAACGGATTATCGATCGCCACCTCGGTCACGATTGTTCCAACGGCAACATCAACGGCCGATGTGCGCGATACTGACACGATCAGATCCCCTACTCCGAGTTCCATGATGATCCGTTTCGTTTTGAGCTTCAGCGACCGTCGCTCCTTCCCATACCACTGGTACGCCACCTCGGCGATGTCGCGCAGCTTGTCGCGGTCGTCATTCACCCACGTATGGTTTGGCGCCTTCACGAGGCCGCCCGTCTGCGGATCGATCCCCAACACCGTCCCGGCCGGCATGTAGTCGAGCCGGTAGGATTTGCCAGCATCTATTAGGAGCCGCCGCCGGAGATCAAAACGATTGAAGGCGATGGCATCCGGCGGCCACTTTGCCATGCAGCGCCGATCCTCACGAATCGAGATTGTCGTGACCATGTCGCGCCAGTTGAACGATCCGAGGTCGCGATCCTCTGGCAACGGAACAAAGTCGGCGCTCGCGATCGTATGCTGGGGCTGTCCTTTGACGCGGATGTAAAACGCAGGCTCTCGCTCTCGCGAACTGACTGCCAATGATGCGGACCATCGCTTATTGGTTGTTGTATCGGTCGTCGGCAGATCGGAAGCCATGCCGGCATTTTCGATCGTCACAAATCGGCCTGAATCCTCCGGCAGTTCGATCAGACAAATCGGCGCCAACTCCGTAGCTTTGTCTCCGCTCGCGGGGGCAGTAAAGCCTGATGCGTAATCGACATTCGCCAGTAGGGGAATGGTGGGCTCGATCGAGATGGTAGGCCAGTACAGATCTATCCCATCGCCAAAATCGTCCGCTACATTCTGGTCCTTCTGCTCAAGAAAAGCCGGATACTTCGTACCACCCTGTCCATCGGCGGATTTGAAATCCCATAAGAATGGAAGCTGAAACCGACTGTAGACGTCCAGTAGATCATCCGTAGCGCGTGCATCGATGTTACGGCGTCGGCGCTCATCTACCTGCGGTGCTGCAGGGTAGCTGGCATCGCCGCTCGCCCCTGTGTCGTAATTGGCTTTTTGATCACTGGTCCAGCCACCAGCCAATGTATTGTCGCTGTCCGATACGGTAAAAACAGATCGCCTGTTGGCTCCCTCGACCACGACCTGGTTGTAGGTGCCGGACTTATCGAAACGAACATCAACGATTGCATCGGCCGCATTGTGTAGGTTCAAGTGGTAGGTTGATGGATTTTTCTTCATCTCATTGCCGCCACTCAGTACAATCGATGATTCGGCAAAAGTAAACGGTACGATCTTGATCCTATCGATGCTACTACCTTCGACGACGTCAACACGCCACCCGAGTAGACGTTGACGCGCCATGACGGCGTTGAGGATCTGACCTGGCTTCCGTCCGTGTATCGAGACGGTAGGACGGTCCCACGTCGGTAAGTAGGTTATGCCGGTTGGGTCAAGATCTACCGAATTGGTTCCCGCAATATACCTCACAATATCGCGGCTCGACCAATAGGGAGCGGTCGCGGCAACCGAAAATGTTGGAAAACCGACGTTTGCGTTTATATCTGTCCGATTTCCCTTTCCGTCACGGTTGAATTCCAGGCCTGCGTCGTACCATCTTGCGTTATTCGCAATGAGTGAGTGCAGGATCGGGTATTTGAAAAGGGTGCTTTCCATCGAGTAAGCAATGAAGGCCTGCCGCCCTGATTCAACCTGTACCTCGCCGTCGATAATGTCTTGGTGGATCTCGATCTGGCCGTACCACAATTTTGACGTTGTGGTTCCGGGAATCGTAAGTGATGTCGTTTGAACATCTAGTTTGACGTGCCAACGTTGGATCGATTTACGTGATATTTGCTGTAACCACGAGTCCGATGGCTGTTTGCCAAAACCATATCGCCAGTAGAGCTGGGCGATACCAATACGCGGCGAACTCGACCATACGACACGGTCAACCCCAACATCGGACTGTAATTTCCATTCGTCCTGCCACAAATCCTTGAAATAGACGTCGATCGTAAGCGGGTAGGGCTGTGAGCCGAACGGGTTCGCGAAATCGAGAGTGGTGGTCACGTCTCATGTCCCAAAATACATCACGTAATCGATCACGTCATTAAGCATGCCGCTGATCTTGACCCCCAGGTCGGCGGCCGCAACCGCGTCTTTCCCGCTCCCCACACCGCTAATCGCGCCCGCGAGCGTCTCACCTGGTTGAAGTCTCACTATTCCCGATGCGCCAAATAGATCGTATCCGTTCGCCGCATCGGCCTCGATCGTCACCTTACCGGCATTCGAGCTCGACGCCGAGAACAGGTAGGCAATCAACTTCTTGCCCGTCATATCCTCCGTCCTGCCGATCGCGATCGTGACAGCCGTCAGGTCCAGCACGGTCGGGCTCGCCCCGATCGTAAGTGCCTGCTGAACGGGTGACTTTTCCAATGCCGGCAGGGTAGTGCTGTCGAGTGTGGCAGACAAATTGAAATTGCCCGTCCTGATAGTCCGGTCACTACTGGCCGCCGCTGCAGGCACGTCGGTGGGGTCCAACGTTTCCTGCCCGGTCATGCTCAATCCCACGGTCACGAGATTTGTACTCGCCATCGTTATTTTCTCCTTAGCGGAATCAGTTCCCACCCACAACGCAACACCGTGGCGCCGCCCACCAGTCCCCCGATGCCGAACAAGTTATTCTGAATCGATAGGAGGTTGACTCGCTGGATAAAATAGACCGTGATTGATGGCGTGACATAGTTTTGCCACGCCATCACGATATTGCCGATCTGGGTCGTGTAACTTTCGTACAGCATTTGTGCGTAGGACCAATTCGGACAATCGACAAGCGATACCACCCGCATCGGCACGCCACGTTTTCCAGTTTCGTAGATGGCGTAGCCATCAATACCCGCACGCGATTCGACAGCATACTCCTCAAGCGGCATCTCGAGCGCGCCATCAAGGCGGATGAATTCAAATTGTCCGATTGCATTCCTGGGCATTAGTTTTCAGCATGCCTCAATGGTTGCTCATTCGCCGCGCCCGTAACGGCCTGGCCCTGGCTCTGGGCCGCGATATCGCGCAAGTCTTTTAGCACCTGAAGCTGTTCGTCAATAACCTTAAGTTGCCCCACTTCGTCCGGTTGGATCCCGCCCAATTCAAGCCCGCGCCGACGTCTGGTAAGCACGGTAGTGCCGCCGCCAATCGGGTCCATGGGGCCCTCGTACCAGTTGTAGGCTTTTTGGAGACCCCACGATTGCAGAAACCCGCCAATTCCTGTCGCGGTGCCGAGTCCACGCTCAACCGCGCGCCTTGCCGCCCCGGCTGCTCCCAGCGAGGGTGTTTCGACCTGGTATCTTTGCTCCGCCGACAGTGAGGCGCGCTCGCGAGCGGCGATCGCGAGTGCGGGCGTCGCATTTTCGATCTGGGCAACCCGCTCCTCGTATGGAGCGGCTTCGAACCCGATCTTGCCCGCGATCGCGAGCATTTGCTCTGCTTCCGCCGTCCCGGCGGTCAATACGTTTTTCACCTGGGTGCGCAACCTAGCGGGAAGTCTGCCTTTCATGCCGCCCGACTCCAGAAACTCTTCCCTTAGGGCCGGGTCTTGCTGCATGGCCTCGATTCTGCCAAATAATGATTCCGGAACATCCCCGCCGCGTGACTTGAAAAATGCACCAAGCCGCGGAACAAAGTTTGCCGTGGCGGTTGCGGACAAGAGGGCTCCGGGATCACCCCGGCCAGTCAGCATAGTCATCAAGGCCGCGGACTGGAGCATGCCACGTTTCCGATTTGTCGGATCCTGGATCGCGCCTGAGAACGCCACGGGCGCGACGCTGGTAAAAAACTGCTGCGCTTCCGGCGTGGCCGCCACCGTGGCGGCCGATTGGGCGAAACCAAGTGCCTGCTGGGCCGTAAGTTCGCCCGGCCCCGCGGCGTTCATGATCTGCAGCGCAACCTGCGTAAATTCGGGGATGGCTTCCGGCGTGTTGGGCACCATGCGGGCCGCGGCTTCAAGAGCTCCGAAGGCCTCGCCGGTGCTGAGCTGTCCCTTTGCCGATACGGCAAAACTTGCACCCGACGTCAGGGCGTTAATGTCCGCATTGGTCCGTTTCTGGATGGCGTTGATCTGCGGAATTGAGGACTGAAAAGATGTGCCCGTATTTAGGAGGAGAGACTGTTGCTGAATGGCCAGTTGGAGGTTCAGGTCGAGACTCTTTTCCTGGATCTCACGTTGCTTCTGCAGGAAGTTGTTCGCGAGACCGATCGCGGTACCGACACTCAACCAGGCGGTCGCCATGCTCTGTAGGCTCAACGCCGCCCCGCCGGCGTGACGACTCATCGACCTGGCCTGCTCCTCGCTTGCCTTCCCGGATTTTGAGGATTTGTTGATTAGGTTTTGTAGTTTTTCCTCGTTCTTGGCCAGCGCGCGGTTGACCTTATCTAGCTCCGCAGTGAGCTTGCTAGCATCTCCAGTCCATGTCTGTGTGACTTTTGCCATCGCGATTCTTCTTCCGCGTGCATCAACTCACAAACGATCAGTTCACCCCAACTGGGGTGATGCTGAATCCGTCCCCGGTACCATTGGAGGAATCGTCTAAATCTCGCACTCTTAGGCCATTCTCCGATGAGTCTTTTTTTTTGAATTCGACCGCGAACTGGATGTCCGCCAGCGAAAGACAAATCGGCTCAACCAATGGCGATGATAATATAGAGCGCCCCGCCTCTCGCGATAAATTGATTTCATCGCGCCAGAGACGATAGTTAACGTTCATCGCAACGAGGGCGTGATCAATTCGCCACGTCTCGTCGCTTGCATCGGACTCTTCACCCGACGTCCAATCCAGGACCTTATCCGCAATATCAAGCAAATGCCGGTACTGTTTTCGGAGGCTCTTAGTCGCCAGGCCCTCCACGAAATAGATGTCCTGCGGCAGCGTCACACGGCTGGTGTCTTCCGATCGGGCAATTGGAATCATCCACGACATTCCATCATCGGCCTCGACGTTATACCCGAGGTACATTTTTCGGCGCTGTAGATCGGCCGGCATGATGGGCTCATTCGACTCCGTGCCGAGCCAATAGTTACCATCAAGGCTCTCGATCCACAATTGCGATGCCGCCTCGTAACAGTAATTCGGCTCCGACTTGGGGGCAATCTGAGTAGGAGTCATGAGGATGCCGTCCGCACCACCGGGGCCATGCTGGACGCCCGTTAGGGTGGCGTCACGGGGTATATTGGTGATATCTCGTAGCGATTCCGCCAAACCAAGTTCTCGCAGCAAGGCCGCAGATACCTTGCCGTCATCATCGACGAGCCTGTCTTTGGATAAGCCAGGGACGAAATACTTGATAACCGCCATGCTATGATCCAATCAAATTGCCGGAATGGTGGTGTCGACAGTCCAGACATAAGGCTGTGTGGTGGTGTTTGGTTTCAGGAGTTGGAAGAACAGGTCCACTAGACCCGTGTTGTCCACCTGCCTGGCCTTCACGGTACCAGCGGTTGAGGCAAACTTGATATGTTGTGCCGTCCCGTCCGCGACCGCCAAGGCGGAGGCGGCCAGTCGGCGGAGGTATACATTGAGCGCCGTGATGGCGGTGCCGCGTGTCCCGATTGTGCGCATGTAGTCCGCATACCGAACCCTAGCAACCAGTGTGGGTGAGAATGACACGATACCAATATATTGTGGAAACGGGACGCCCGAGTCAAACACTACATTGAGGCCGGCATTGTTGGACAAAGTGTAGCCCTGCAGTCCTGCCAGCGCCGCGCCGTTAAGATGGATCGGCCCCAGTGTAAAAAGGTGATTCACTGCTTGAGAACCGGCTAAAGCGGATTGTGAGAACACCAGCGGATCATTCACGCCATCGTAGGACGCAACCAACTGGCATGATAATTCCGCTACCTGATTCTGCTGAGCGGAAATGTCAGACCATTGCAAAAACCCCTTCTGGATAACTACCTGTTCGTGCACCACCGATGCGTTACTTTCTCGCAGCCCATATGCCTCACCCTTCCGGAGCCAGACCGTTATCTTGCCGCCCGTCGCCGCATCGTAGGCGATCACCTTTCCGTTGCCATGTGCGGCCAGCGGATCGCAAAGGTCCAGTATGCTCTTTACCTGACGAGTCGAAAATGCGACGTTCGGCGCGCTGCTGAGCGAACCGGACCACATGGGAGACGTGTCACCAGATGAAAACTCAGCAAGGTCCTGGAAGTTATATGCAGGCGAGACGTTAGTGAGTTGTGTCAACAGGTCCCCATCCGCAAAATCGATCGCGTGAGGAAAGAAAAATGTAGTCATCTTAATACCTCATTTTGCCTTCAGTCTCCGTGTCCTGGATGGCGCCTTGGAGATCAGCAGCGCCAAGGTTTTCTCCGCTACGTCCGCTAGGTCACGGATTTCCTCAGGGATATGGCGGACAATTTCCTGCCCCATGGCCTTTTTGTTCTTACGATTGAGCCGCATGGTGATGTATTTTGACCCGTGCATCGAGATGGTGGCGCGAGTAGGAAATGCCCGCACCGCATGGCGACGGCGAAACTGTCGCTCCGTGAGTCCGGTAAAGACGATATCAACACGACCTCCCTTTTTGACGTTCACCGTTTTCGAATTAGCCGCCGCCCATTTCTTATACTTCTTCCACTTCTCGGTACGTGGCGCGTAGTTATACCTGGTCCTGGCCCGCCTGGCGAAGTGTCGCGGCAACCACTTTTTTTGCCACCGGTCCGCCACCGCTCGCCAGGTTGCGGTGTAGATTTCACGCCGCACTCGGCGACTCAGCCGGAGGCTGTTCTTTTCATCAATCCGCACCACGAATGGAATCATTGTTCCGTCCCGAAGTGAAACATAAACCCACATTCCCAATAGTCATTGAACCGCGTCCTTTCCTTCACGGGCGTGCGGGCGTAAGCCATAACCATCTCATAAGCTGCAAACATCAAGTTGTCGTCAAGACCGGATGCCATCTCGACATCATCTATGATGCCGCCCACGAGGTTCAGAAATACATTTTTTGATGCCTTATGCTCAGATGGTGCTTTACCGCCTGGTTTTGCCGCATTGGCCGTAATCAACACACCAACTGAGCCGGAGTGGACGTACCCGGCACCACCGTCGGCCGTCATGGTGTCGATCGTGGATGAAAAGTCATCCTCCGATATGATCACCATGGGGCGCAGGCCGGACAGCACATTTCCGTCCTGGTCGAGATACCAGCCGTAGTCGTTGAAGATATGATCGGACCTGACATCCTCGTAGACCTTGTCGACCTCTTTGGAGAGTGTGGGCGAACTGGCGAACAGCTGCTCCAGCTTATCGAGGTAGATCGCCTGGTTGCTAACCGGTGTGATCATCTCGCGATCCCTTGTGAGATTGACCGGAAACGCTCAAATACCAGTCTCCACTTTCCTGGCCGTTGGTCGTCGAGCTCGCCGATAAAGACGTAGGGTTCCTGAGTCGGATCGTTCGCCCGCGAACGCAGTATCTGATCACCAACCGATGGTTGCTTCACGTAGCCTCGCTCATTGGTGTCGTCCTCGACTCGGCTGATCAGGACTCGGATGGTCTCCCGCTCATTGTCGATGACATCCTCTTCGGTCTCCATATTTCGCCCACCGTCGATATGGACCGTCACGGTACGATCCTGACCAGACGCCGGCCGGTACGTCACCACCTCGGCAAAGAAGTCGGTCGACAACCAGATATCGTTCTGGACCCGATCCCGCATCGCCTTGAATGCGAACACCATGCCGGTACCTTGCAAGATGGCCGCACGTTACCGGTGGGATGTGGCAACGTGCGGCCCGGGAGCGTTGATCACGCAATCAATTTATGCTCGACCTTGATGTCGCGCACGTGCAGCGTCGCGAGGTTGGTCGCGGACGTCTTTTGCAACTGGGCGACGATCTGGAGGCCGGCCGAGTAGTTCGACATGTCAAACAGCACTGAGCTGCCGACTCGTTTCAAAAACCCATTGGCATCGTCCATGTAGAAATGGACATTGCCCTTTCCCTTCTTTGGGGTACCGGGTGGTGAAACGGTCTGAACATCCCGCGAGAAGTCGATGGCGAAACGGCGCATTACCGCCGTAACGAGGGTCTCACCCGTCGCCTTGTCGTCGTTGTCGTTCGTGCCGTCGTCCGACTCGACCACGACTGCGAGTGATGCCGCAAGTTTGAAATACGCATTTGCCGCCAAGGCATCAGGGTCATCATTCCTCGCTGACCCGACACCCAACACCGCGGTGACGTTCGCCATGTCGGCCGATGTGATGCCGGCCAGGAATTCGACACGGATCAGGTTGTCGATGTCGTAACGCAAAATGTCTCCCATCGTGAGCGACAGGTTCTGGACCTCAGCCGTGTTGTCCAAGGCGAGATCGTAATTTCCGTTCGCGGCAGCCGCATGGGTTGCGCCAGTCGTGCCCGCTTCCGTGACGATAAGGGGGGCAGCTCCAACGGTGGTCGGAAGGACGAGCCAATCGGCCATCCGAAAGTGATCCATGGTTGCAATCTTTCCCATTTCGATTCTCCTAGCAAAAGTGTGTCGACCCTCTCACAAGCCTTCATCACTGCCGATTAGGCACCGGGATTCTTTACAATCCCGCGCCAACTTGCAGCCACGACCGCAAACCTACCCTCGAGCGCGACGTACCGAGTCTTGCGCCCGTTCTCAAACCACGTCTCACGCTGTCCACCACGTCCGTAGCCTCGCATGAATGAGTACACGATCGTGCGTCGCACGTTCGGATCCGCAAGCGTATACCACGCAGCCGTGTCATAATCGGCGAACTCATTTTCCACGATGGGCCGCATCTGGCCCCGCACGGTGTTGATCGTCGCGTCGGTCGCGGGAGCCTTTTGCTCCAACTGGATTAGCGGCGCAAGGGCCTGGATGGCGGCCTCTTCGCTTCCGGGCGGCACAAGACAGATCTTCGGCGGGCTCTTGATCTTTTTCTTAGTCGTCCCGACTCCAGGCTGCAACCTGTGGCGCAGCCGCATGGTCGACAACGCACTGCTCGACACCGCAGCTCCCGAAGCCACGAGGTTGTAATGATCGGCCGTTTCGCCGAGGAATAACGCCTTTGTGTCCGGCATGGTTGGATTGTTGGCCACCGTCTGGACCGCCAGCGTGTTGATCTTACTCTCGTGCGCGAACGCCAGCGACTGCAGTTGAGTGCTGAAGGCATCCAGGTCATCATTCGCCACCATGACGGGCGTGAGCCCGACCTTGTTGGCATAACGATCGACCGAGATCCACTGCATCAACTCTTCCGTCAGGGCAAGCGATTTGGGATCCTCGTCATCCATGATGAGATCCAAATCGTCGAACACGCCGGCCGCGATAATGGTCCTGGGCTTAAAGTCCGCCGCATCGCCCATCCGGGCACACCAGTCCGGGTACGTCACCTCCGCGAGGTCGAACGACGTATCGAGGATCTTGCCCGCCAGGGCGCTCAGGAGATTCGGAAAATCACCTGGACGGTTGAACGCCGGCCCGGCCGCGTACGCCTCGGAAGCGAACATTTTGCGATCTGTTCCGCCGAGCTTGAGGAACTCGAGCGCATCCGCCTCCTGGTCACCATTCGGCCGGCCACCACTGAGCTTGACAAACCGTCGACCGATATCAAGCAACGACATGTTGGCCATGTCGCGAGCATGCGGCGGCATCTCGGTCTCGATCTGGCATCGCTGTGCCAACACTGCCGCCGCAGCAGTGAAGGATTGGTCGTACTCCGACTCGCCCGTCTCGATCCGGCTCGCCACGGGCTTGTTGGCCTTCAGCTTGGCGGCGATCCACTGGCTGCACGCCTGTTCGGACGACAGTCCCCCATCGATCGCGGTCGCGATGTCCTCGTCGGACGCCTCCAGCAAGCTGCCACGAGCCCGCAGGTCCGCGATTCGGTTTCGCTCCTGGAGCCGAACGGCCGCCTCGTCTGGTCCACTTTGTGCCGGCACTGGCGCCTTCTCTGGAATCTTGGCTGGCTCCGGCGCCTTGATCGCGTCCCATCCAAACATCGCCTTCACGATGTCGTCAGGCTCATTCGGTACATTTTCACCTCGTGCGCGAAACGCTGCCGACAGGACTGCCTCACTTTGGTCATTAGATGCATCGCCCCTTACCAGCCCTTTTGCCACCAATGCGGCTTTTACTTTTTCGTGCATTACCTTTTCCTCCTTCGTTTCGGCCGCATGTCGCGGCTTATCGTTTGGGTCGTAAAATATCCACCGCCCAGAACTATCGTGTCCCAAGACCTGTTCCGGTGGCTTGGCATCCCCAACCACCGACAGTCCAACTTTTGTGATCGGACCTCTCGCGGATTGTCGTTCGCGAGAAATCAGTTCGTCGAAGCCCAGCACTTCATCGATCATGCCACGCTCTCTCGCGGGCGCGGCCAGGAAGGTCCGGCCCTGACCGAAACGATTCTCGACCGCCTCCGTCGTGACGGATCGGTCGACCGCAACTGCCGCGACGAATTGCCGATATGGCTCCTCGATCCGCTCCTGTAAAACTGAGGCAAACGTCTCTGTTAGTTTCTCGACTTCGATTCCGGCTGCTTTGTATTCACCTGCACGAAAGACGCGAAACTTTACCCCCGCGTCCTCGGCCGCCTTGGTGATCTCGCGATGAATTGCATATACCCCGATGCTCCCTACTTGGCTTGATGGTGTCGCGACCAACTCGGTCGCGCCGGCCGACGCATAATAGGCCGCTGAGGTCATCATGCCACGCGCGATCGCTACGACTCGCTTCCTCGCCGCCAGCGATACCATCGCACGCCGCAGCTCTTCCGTCCCGGTCACGACACCACCGGGCGAATCCACCTCCACCACCACGGTCCTTATCGCTTCATTTTCGCCGGCCTGCCGCAGTTGAGCGGCAAATTGCTGTGTCGACGTCCCACCACTTATCTGAGTCAGCATGTTCATTCGTGGCGCCATAACGCCAAACAAGCCTAACTGCACGACCCCATCCACGATCTCTGGCTCATCGTCCTGATCGTCGACTCGTCCATCTCTTGCCAACACCACCTGCACCTCGTCGGCCGTCGGGGTGTAGCCGCTGGCCCGGAGGTCGAGGAATCCGCAGATTTGTTCGAGCTTAAACGGATCGATCGCCCATACCTCGTCGAGGCATGTTGCAACGACGCGCCGGCTGCGGTGATCATGCTTCGTCGGCATCCTGTTGCTCCGTTGCGTCCTGGCCGTCGTCGGTTCCATCATCCGCGCCAATTTCGCTCTTCGATGGGGCGCTCTCGATGCCAGCCCCGTGGTGGACGTTTCCGCCGCCCTTCGAGAAATCGAGCGTCACGCCTAGCGCGCCCGCGACCTGGTCTTCGATTGCGCGCTGCAGCAGGACCCGCACCCAATGCTGTTGGCGACGGCCGTTTTCCATCTGCAGGTTCGATATACCGGCCCGCAGTTTGCTAATCGATGCCTCGGTCTCCTTCTCCGGATCGAGTTGCTCTCGCCCCGGACCGAGGATCTCGAATTTCTGGTACCGCGCCAGGTCGGCCCGGAACTGCCGAGGCGTCACGCTGGCTAGTTTTCCCTGCGCGGCGGCTTCACGATTGACCGCGCGCCGAATCGGAAGCGAAATACGCTGCGAGAAAAACTCCTGAAGTGGCTTGATGTGGGCGTCGTCGTCCAGGTGGGCGGCTCTGGCGGACGTGTAGCTGTGTGTGCGGTAGTCGCGAGTCAGCCGGACGGGCGAAATGCCGGCCCCCATGCCCTCCTCGACGCGGATCTGCTGGATGAACGGCGCCGCGTCCCGGCTGGGTCGCTTGCTTTCTGCTATTTCGAGCTCGTCATCCAGCCCGCCACGAAACACCACCCCGGCCCCAAGTTTGAGCAGTGAATTACCGTACTCGTCCTCACTGTCGAGCCCATCCTCCAGGCCTGTTAGATTTCGGTGGTTAGGTGACTTATGGATGAACGTCAAGATCGACTGGATGGCGGCGGACGTCAGCTCGGACCCGAGGTACCAATCGCAATCACGGATCGCCTGATAAGCCTCTTGTGCCCACGGGTATCCACTCCGTTGACTCGGCCTGAAACGCAGGTAGGCGTGGATAATCCGGTTGGCGGGGATGCGAGAACTGCCGCCCGACACGCGATAGTCATACGTGCTCGATGGGTGGGAATCGTGGATCCAATATGCAACCTTGCGATTTCGCCCATCGTATTCGATCCCGTTTAGAATCTTGTTTTCGCCAGTCGACGCTGGCCGATCCTGCATGGTATCCAGTTGGTCCCGCTCAATGAGCTGATAACAGAGTGAGATCGGCCGTTCAGGGTCTGCAATGTCACACCGCAACAAGATGGCGTTACCTGCATTGACGAGTTCATAGCATGCCATCCGTTCTAGCTCATGCCATGTGTTGTCGCCGTCCGCATCGGCGTGCTCGCACCACTGTTCGAAAAATGCATCTGATTCGAGACTATATTCGAGGTCCAGCATGATGCGGTCACGCAACGGTGCCTCGCTGTACATCAGCTGAATCAGATCATCGGTGAACGGTACGGCATAGCTCTGAAGACCTCTTCCGATCATCAGATCCGCCAACGTGTCGGCGATCCGTTTGGCGGCTGGTGAGTTGATCGATAGGTCCCGCGCGCGGGCCATCATGAGGTCAGCCGCGGCGCGTAGCTGCTCCTCACCACTCCCGAGAGTCGGTTGCCACGTGCTATTAGTGCGAGTGACGCGAGCGGCCTTGTAAGCCGATTCGGCCGCGAACACCAGCGCCTTTTGCCACCAGCGTCCCATTACACATCCACCGGTTTGATCGGCATGAAGCCAGGTGCAGAGACCCTGCCCTCATACTTGTCGATGATTTTTTGCAGCGATGCCAATTCAAGCATGCGGGCCCGCTCGGCCCCCTCGGAGAATTCCTGGACACCAGATTGGAGCAATTCCAGCAGTCGGGTCCGGGCCGCTTCGAGGATTTCCGCGTCACTTGGCATCCCCTCACGATAGAGACTTTCGTGAGGGTTGCGATGAAGAGGCGTTACAAGAGATGTAACGCGGTGTCGTGGTGGGCATACGCAGTAAAGAAAAACACAGAAACTGTCGGCGGAATATGTTTACATTGGTTGTAACTCGTTACCTCGCCGAAAAGTCAGGCCGTGGTCCTTCTCGCTGCAGCTTGCGCAGCGACCGATAATGCGCCACCTTGTTGGTGGCGCCACAAACGGCACATCGGTAATACGTGAAATATTGCCGCGTACTGACGGACCCCATGTAGACTTGGTGGTCGTCGGTGCTGCAACGCCCACACTGCACTCGGCCGGCATCACCCTGACGTGGCTTGCGTGTCCGGCCGTTCGCTCCCGTGACGAGCGGCGCAGTCGATTCCTTTGTTTGCTGTTTTGCCATCATGTTTCTCTCGATCTTGCCATCAGTTCAATCGGTTCGTCCGATCGGTCTTGATTTGGTCTTGGCCATTCGTCACTGTCCCAGTCTAGCCCGAGGTCGTGTAACACCATGTCGGCCACTGCTCGACAGTAGACTTCACAATCCCAATAGTGGTTGCCGATCGTATGGGCCCGCACGGCCCACACGGTCTTGCTGCGTCCGTACTTGGTCTCCTCGACTCGCTTGCGCTCATTCACCAGCTGCTTGAGGTACTCGACCCCAAACCGCTGAACATCACTTGTGAGTGTGAACGTCTTGGCGTGGCCGTCGCAGCCGGACAGGATCCTTTGCATCAGATCCTCTTTGTACACGTCCACGTTGATGCGCCACAGTTCTTTTCTCTCGTAGCTTTTATGTTTCGCCCGCTCGACCCGAGTCCTGCGGAACCGGTCGGCTGACTTGACACTCGCGGTGTCGCCCACGATCACGCGAAAACGTTCCGTGTCGAGCTCGCTCGCCAAACGGTGGACGTCCGCCGTCCGGTACCCCGAATCCATACCGGCCAGCCGGACACCCACCTCGGTCTTGCCGAGTGGGTTCACTTCCGCCCCAACGACTCCCCACCGCCTGGTCAGTAGCGACTCGTTAACCCTCCTTATGTCGCTCGGCAGATCGTCCTCTCGTTCCTCGTCCGGACGTCGCGCGATAAATCCCCAGTCGACAAGCCAACTGTTTGCATTATGGCCCCAGCCCCGAACCACATAGTAGACCCCATTTTCCTGAACGTCACACCCAGCCGTCAGGAACCACGCCCCGTGGTGGACCGTACAGCGCTCGTGGGTGCCGGCCAGCATGTTGCCGGCCCTCTGCCACCGCGGTACCCGCTTGCTCGTTGAATACTTCAGCCCGATCCAATTTTGCCAGAAGTCCCCGACCTGGCCCTGCTCCCAGTGGCGGATGTACGCCTCCGCGATGTCGGCGAAGCTAATCGTGTTTGAATGCACGGACCACAAGTGGAACGATGCATGGCGCGATGATCGCGATGGCGTGCCGCCGACACAGCCTCGCTTGTCGATCCGCTCACCCTCTCGCAACCACCGGCCAGAATCCACCATGGCCCGTTTTTGGTCATCCCGGATCTCGCAACCGCTCACGCAGCGGTAATGTGCGTCCCGCCTGGCCTGATCGACCGACAGTACCTCACCCTGCTGATCCCGGTATCCCGCCATGCCACCCAAACCGGCCAGTTTTCCCTTATGGTAGGTGAAAAATCTCAGCTCCTGATATACTCCACACTGTGGACATTTCGCGTGCCACTTGCGCCGGTCGCCTGCGTCGTACTCCGCGGCGATCAGCGAGTCCTCCCCGACCGGGCTTGATTCTTGCACGATCTTACGCCGGTAAAACTTTTTTGTCCGCTCCTCCGCGACCCGAATCGGGTTGCCCGCAATGGTGATCTGGTACACATCAATCTCAGAAAGGAACACGTACCGGCATGCACGACCACGCAACCGCTGCCGCGATCCAGCCCACGCGAGATAGATCCGGCATGTCTTCATGTCGATATGACGAGTGTTCCACTTCCGCTCGGACGGCACCCGGTCGCGTAACATCGGCGACTCGATAGCGTTCGCGTAGAACCGGTCTCGCAACTCCGTGGCGGCCGACTGGCTGGGCAGGCAAATCAGAGACGGTGCAGGGTCCTCGGAGGTGACGTACGCGAGCGCGACTAAAATAAACAGTGTTTTGCCAACTTGGGTAGAGGCCATGATGGTCAACTTTTCAGATTCCGGGTCTTGAAACGCCTTCAGTATTTCAACCATGTAAGGATAATCGCGGAGATTATATGGCCCTGCATTGGCCTCATATTGCCTTGACAGCCGATAGTGATCAGGTGCCCACTCGACGATCCCAACTCGCTGCCTAGGCCTCCATTCGGCCAACCAAGCGTCAGCTAGTCTCTTCATCCGCATCACCAGCCGCTAACTCGCCCAGCAGTGTCCGCAGATCAGCCGCCACACCTGTCATGTCCCCCCGGACACATTCGCGCAACTCAGTCGACAGGTCGGCCTGCAGATGTGACATCACCCTGTCGGGCAGCTCGTCTATCAAGGCCCCCGCCTGATTGATCATACGGGCCATAAATGCCTTGACGGTCTCGACCTCTATCAGCTCACCCTGTGCCTTCTGAAGCCTCAGTTCCCTCTCGCGGCACTGGATCGATATCAGCTTCGCACGCTCACTCTCGACCGATCCCCCACCATGAGCGTGTGGTGCCCTCGTGGCAAGCCATGCGTCTATTTCGTCCGTTCGGTAATATCCATCCGTATGACCTTCTGGCGTCGCGCGACGCCCGGGGAAACCATCGCGCCGATGCCATGCCGACACCGTATCCTCGTTCACCCCGTAGTGCCGCGCCACCTCGGTGCGGTTTCGCAGCACGCCGGGCTCTGTTGCGCCCGATGCAGCTGTGGCGATCAGCCCCTCGGCCAGCAGCCAATTTTCAACCGCGGCGGGGTCGAATCGGTACCGGCCGTTGTGGGACGCAACCGGCAATCCGCGTCGAATCCATGACGCGACTCGCTGCCAACTAACCCCGATCGCGTCGGCGAGCTCATTGGTCGTGATAGTACCATGTGTCATCCGACAAACTTGTAACGACGTAACGTCTCGGCCCCACGCTGCACCTTTACATTCGCTTCTTTGTCGTCGGTGGTGTGCAGCACCGTTTCTTGTATCTTCGTACCGTAAAGTAATGCCAATCTATCGTCGACGATTTTGGCGCGCTGTAGGAAGTCCATGCCGGGCATGTCGGTCCCGTTGCCTTCCAGCTCCAGTTTCCGAAATACTGCGAGCCACAACCCACGCCGCATCTCCGTTACGTCTTCGGCCTTCACGGCGAAACCCCACCCTGCAGGTAGCTAGATCGTCACAACCGGTATGGCGAATTCCCACGTGTCGCCTCCCGATAAAGCCAATTGCAGACCTAACAAATGCTTAACAGCCGCATCCGCTGAGGCGACACACAAGCCCGTCACAACACCGTTATCGTCCGACAGTCCCGAGAGCGTAATGCCACGGCCGTGAATCACATCACTCGTTACCGCCAACACGGTAAATGCGACCGGCAGTATGGCCGTCACGTCCAACAGGAACGATAGCGACTCACCACGCATGATGTCGATGCGGCTGGTATGTATCGGCGACTCATTACCGCGAACGTTGCGGTCGCGAATCATCAACGTTACCATGCGTCATCACCTCCCGACATGTACGGGGCAATCGATCACGAGTGACTGTCCATCGCTCGTCACCACCCCTACCGCCAGTACATGCCTGGTGTTGCGACGACCTCCCGACAGCGTGATGCTGAGAACCTGTAGTGTCGGCAGCAGTCGTGCGGGCTGAGTATACGATAAGCCATGCCCGACTTTATACGACATGGACGAACTAACGATTGTTGCAATGCCAAGAAACGACGACAGATCAATACCAGCGGTCAAGACCTCTGATGGACTAGTGATTAGTGGACGAGCCTCGTGCCAAATGTCGTCCGCGAGTTGCCAGTAGACTGTTGGTATCGCGATCGACGAGCCCACGACAGCACCACCGGTGGATCCCATCCAGGAAGGCAGAAGCTGGTTCACTAGGGCCATTCTATCTCACAATGTTTTCAGAAAACTTCCGCACCGCACCATCGATCGTCGCACTAAGGTGCACCGTGTAGGCTTTGCCAACAATCGTTAGTGCTGCCCCGGTGGCGTCGTGGCGAAAGTAGTTGGTGCCCAGCATGGCAGTCTCGGCCACTAGGTCCGCCTCGGTGTCGCCGTCTACGACTTGGATCTTTGGAAGCGTGACGCCGCTCGTGACCTCGTCATCATTTTTGAACCACTGCACGCATCGGTATTTGTCCGTCGTGGTGCCGGGAATGAAGGCGAGCTTAGACCAGTAGCGATCCGTAGACAGCACCTTGCCGCCCGTGTCGGCAGTTTGGTGGGCTGCCACGATGTCCTCGTCCCAGAAATTGTCCACCACGTCGGCCGTGCTGGCGGTCTGGTCTAGTGCGTGCGTCCCTTGCACGTAGGCCGCGCCAGCGATGGCGTCCAGCGTGTTGACGACCGAACCCACAATACCGGCCAGGCGGTTATTGGCATCGACGGTCGGGATCCCCCCATTGGCGGCCGGTAGGGCATTCGGCAATGATGTCAGGCCCAACCGTGCGGCGTCGAACGGATCCCACGGCACCACCACGGCCTTGATATCGGCCGGGTCAGCTCCGGCGGCGGTCGCGTGGATAGCCAACTCGCCAATCGTAGCACGGTCGGTCGCGTTGCCGGCCAGGGTGTACCACCCGTTCGCCAATTCCGCCACCGCGCCGGTTGCGGCTGTGAACGCCGCACCGTTTTTCGACAGCGTC